GCAAATCAGTTTGTTGCCAAGGTTGCTAGAGAATTTGAAGGCATGAGTGCTGACGTTTTCTGGGATAGCAACGGTAACTTCAAACTTAGAAGAGGCGACGTTGTTTGGGGGGATTGGAAGTTTAAGTCTAATCTCACTGCTGGCATAAATGGACTTATTCTTCTTGAGAACTCTGTTACTAAAGAAGTAATTATTATCAAGTATGACAAAGATAAATACAACAATAAGCCAATATTCAAAGGTAATGGAATTAAGGCAGAAGAGATGGTTGCTCAACTCTACAAGGTTCTAGGATTTGCTTCTCCTGCTGCCAAGGCAATCAACCCAGACTCTCCACAAATGGAGGTCGGAGGGCTTGGTGTTATGGAGTTTGCTGGACCAGGATTCTTTGGTCTACAAAACATCAAGAACAATGGGGAAACAAATGTAAGCGACATTGATGATGTCATCCCTGAGTTTAGAGGTGAACTGTTAGATTTCATCGTTGCTAACGCAATTATTGGAAATAGCGACAGACACGGTCACAACTTTATGTGGGGCGTAGATGCTTCTGGTAAAGCAAGACTTATTCCTGTTGATAATGGTCTTGCCATGTTCAATGGTGCTTTTGGAGCAGCAGATAAGAACGAAGATAATCCGCTTCATTTAGACCCAATAGATGTAGTTTTTGGTAATGGTGGGCATGGAAATAAAAACGCAGTTATGCCTCTTGCTAAGCAACACGTCAGAGATATTGGTATTGATGCTGCCGAAAGTCAGATAGTAGAGTTTGCTACTCGTATGCGTGAGCGTGCTGCTGCTATGCAGTTCATTGACGCCAGAGCCTCCGCGTATCTTGATGCTAGAGCAGAATACATCATCCAAAATGCAAGAAAACTTGCTACAAAAATAGAGAAGGGTTATTAATAATGAGTAATTACTACAGAACCTACTACTTCTCTAATTATCAAGAAGAAGAAGAAAATCAAAGCATTGCTTTTGTTATTGTTACAGATGGAAATAAAACAGAAATTTTATTCCCAGAGACTGCAACAGAGAACACTATTGAAACCGTCTCTCAAGGCATCGGAGCACGACTTGCTGCCATTGAAGGTGTAGATACTGTAACTGATACAGAAACTGCTGCTACAGAAATTCTTGAAGTTGTCACATACAACATGCCAGTTCATTTTTACACAGATGAAGAAGGTATGGAGTCTTATCCTTCTTTTGATGATGCACTATCTGCTGCTAAAGAAGAACTCGTAGACGACTATTCTTCTGAAGATTTTGAGCCAAAATCTTATAAACCAATAATGCCAAAAGATAAAGCAATGACAGCCGCTGGAGAGCAAACATGCCCACCAGCGACACAAGACATCGCCCTAAACCTTGATAATCGTAAAAAGGCAATTGATACCGCGATGTATGGACCACTAAACCCAGAAGAGCCAAACGAGGAGTATTGGCAGGGTCTAGCGTCTGAATGGAAAGTTGACACAGAAACAGCAAAGAAACAACGTTGCGGAAATTGCGCAGTCTTTGTTGTCACTACTGATATGAAGAACTGTATTGCTCAAGGAATTGAGCAGGGAGGTTCCTCTAATACCGATGCCTGGGATGCCATCGGAACTGCTGAACTTGGGTACTGCGAAGCATTTGATTTCAAATGTGCAGCATCTAGGACTTGTCGCGCTTGGGTGACAGGTGGTCCACTTGATGACAGTAAGGCAAAGGAGCAGTAGTTATGGCGTTTACACCAGAAAAACCTGAGTTTCCAGAAGACTTATTCTGCTTCTGTGACGCAGAGTTAGATGAAGCAGTTGTTCTTATGTATGAGTCTGATGACGGACTCTTCTTCCGTGACAAAGGTGAATGGAAAGAAATCTCTCCCGAAGACGATTGGGAGTTTGATTTAGATGGTTTAATTGTTGTCTATGTAGACCCCGCCTTTATTGCGGTCTATGACGAGGCAGATGCCGAAGATTTGGCTATCCCCGTTGAAGACGTAATCAAGTACGAGTCTGTAGAACCAGAAGAGACGGAGTAAGCCGTGCAATTTGTTGGGCGAAATGGTAGTGAAGTCGTATTTCAAGTAGACGACAAGGCCATACTTCTTGATGAGAAAAAGAACCTAGTCTTATCTGTTGACGGGGCAGATAGATTGCTGTCCTCTTTTACTCCATCAGGAGACCAGACCCAACCATCTGACTCTTCTATGTTTGAACTAGCAGTGGCTGCTATCTCTGACTTAGACATTAAAGTCTTTTCAAACAATGACCGCCTATACACAATTCCTAAGTCAGTTCAGGCTGAGGCAAAACGTGGCTTGGCATGGAGAGCGGAAGAGAACCGAGGGGGAACTTCGGTTGGTCTCAATACTGCTCGCACTTTGGCTCGTGGTGGTCAAATCGGTATTCGCAAGATTCGTCATATTGCCAAATACTTCCCACGACATGAAGTAGATAAAAAGGGTAAAGGCTATAAGCAAGAGCAGGACGGATACCCAAGCAATGGTCGTATCGCCTGGGCTCTTTGGGGTGGAGATGCTGCTCGCTCATGGGCCACAGCAATCGTCAATCGTGAGAATAAAAAAGCAAAGCAGAATTCAATTACTGCTTCATTTGATTTTGTTATGTCAGACTATGAAAGTCCAGAAAAAGTTCAATTTGATTCTTTTATTGAAGCAAATGTTCTTCCAGAAGAGATTGCTCCTCAGTTCTTTGTTCGTATCAGAATGGATGGAACTGGAATTGACCGTCTATACAAAGTAAGTCCTAACGGAACCTGCTTTGTTTGGGACGATGGAATGTGGGAAGACCTAGGAAATATCAACCACGACTTTGAAACATATGACCGCTCACTTGATGAACCATATGATTCTGTTCAAAAAATTCATGTTCCTATAGATGTAGATACAGCAATTGTCGTTGCTGGATTCGTTGATGCCAACCCATTTGGAACAATCTCTATTTCACAAATCAATCCAGAAGAGTCAAACTTAATGTTTGATGAGATGGATGGTGTTGATTGGGGAATGGTTGATGACATATCAATGGATTACCCAGAAGAGTATTCAGACTATTACGAATATTATGATGTTACAGATGATTCTCTCACCGCCGCTGGTGAAGGTGGATTACTAAAGACAACACCTCAGCCAACTGCTGTTGGTGGTCCAACAAATCAAGATGGAAATTACACTCCTGAAGAACGCTCAAAAAAGGCTCGCGGACAAGTTCGTGATAAAGGTGGGAAGTTTGCTAAGGCTGGCGGGACAGTAGTTATTGGTGGAGACGCTAAATACACTGGAACAATTGAGTCAGTAAACGCAGATAATCAAACTGTAAAAGTAAAACTTGCTAACGGAAACTTTGTTGATGTCCCAGGAAACACAACAGAACCTTTAGACACTTTCAAACCTATTGTTAGAAACGATGTTCGTCAGAGAAACTTGACTACAGGAATTTTAGGAGAACCAAGAGTTCCTATTGATAGAGCATCTGCAACTCTTCCAGATAGACTTCCTCAACTAACTTCAAATGAGGTTGGAACAATTAATGCTGATTGGGGTAACTGGGCTACAGATATGCGTGCTTCAAATGGGGCAGCAAATCTAAAATCAGGGTTATCAACTCCAGTTCCTGGAGAAACTGCTAAAGCAAAGATGACTCGTGAAGAGTTGATGAATTACACATCTCCAAATGCTTACAACGACCCATCACTTCGTAAATGGTTAGAGCAAAAAGTTGTAAATAAAGATGGAAGTGTTTCTTATCCAAATGCTCATTGGTATCGCCCTGATATTGGAGTTGGAAGTAGAACAGCAAAAATTGAAGGATACAAACCAGCAAGCCAACTAACTCCTTCTCCTGGAAAAAACCTTTCTCCACAGTTTATGCAGAAGCCTGGCGGTAACATTTCTGGAATTCGTTCTAGCGCTGGTCAAAAACTTACTCCACCAACATCTGATGTTCCTCCTATGTATATGGCAATTGTTTCACCAGATGATGCTCAAGCAGTTATGGATTTAGTTGCTCTTATTCCAGCATCAACAGAAGGAACCGATGCAACTACTTTTATTCGCAAACCTGGTAAGTGGGAAGAAGACGCTCGCATTCTTAACGATTTGAGAAGCCCAACTCCTCCTCCAGTAGTTGTTCTTGATGACAATGCTCTTGTAGCAGTTATGTCTCAAATTGATGACGCCGTTGAAGCGCAAACAGCATCGGCATACGAAATTGACCAAGCACTCGTTGCGTTTATGGCAGCAGGTGGAGTAGATAAAAACCGTGGCAATGCTGAAAAATTACGTCGCTACTGGTTATACGGAAAAGGCGCTGCAAAAATTCGTTGGAATACTCCAGGAGACTGGACACGTTGCGTTCGTCAACTTTCTAAATATATGGGTCCTCGTGCTAAGGGTTACTGCGCTCTTCGTCATAAAGAAGCAACTGGTCTATGGACTGGAGATAAAGAACATAAGCAACTTTACGGAAAGAAGGCTTTCTCTACAGAGCACATTGTTCCTTCAACAGCGGTAATTGCTTCTGCTGAACTTAGAGCAAGAGTAGAAGATGCTCGTAATAAAGTTTATGGAATGTCTGTTGAAAACTCAGAGCAGTCAACAGGTGCTGATTTTGAGATTCCTTTGGTAATTCCTGAAGCAGTTGAGTCAGGGGATGGTCGCAAGTTTGCTAAGGGAGCAATCTCTATGCGTGAACTTCCACTACCTCTTTTGTGGCAAATTCAAACTGGAGAAGGCCACAATGGTTCTGTTGTTGTAGGCAAGATTACTCACATGGAACGCGTTGAAGATGGCATTGGAAACGCTAAAGGCAAGTTTGATGACGGAGCCTATGGAAAAGAAGCAGAGCGATTGGTCCGCGGAGGATTTATCCGTGGCGTATCTGCTGATATGGATATGTTTGAAGCAAAAGAAGAAAATGCTTCAGGCGACTCTGACGGAAAGGTCGGAGGCGGTAAAATGAACATAACACAAGCGAGAGTCATGGCAGTGACTCTTGTGCCTAAACCCGCTTTTCAAGAATGCAAAATCATTCTTGTAGGCGAGAAGGCGGAGCAGGAGGATAATCAAGTGATACAAGATGGAGTCTATGTAGATGGCGTTAATCCGCTAGATGCGTCTGCTCTAGTAGCGTGTGGACTTATTGCTGGAGCAATTCCAGTAACTCCACCTAAAGAGTGGTTTGACAATCCTAAGTTGAACAAACCTACTGCTATTAATGTGACAGATGATGGTCGGGTTTTCGGTCATATTGCTGCATGGAACGTTGACCACATTGGTATGGCGTTCGGCACTAAGCCACCACGCAGCAAGAGTAAATATGCTTACTTCCATACTGGAGTTGTTCGCACTGATGAAGGTGCTGACGTTCCAGTTGGACAACTAACTTTGGCTGGTGGACATGCTCCACTAGAAGCATCTGCTTCTGAAGCAGTTCGTCATTATGACGATACAGCATCAGCAGTAGCAGATGTTCATGCTGGAGAAGATTCTTACGGAATCTGGGTTGCAGGAGCGCTTCGCCCTGGAACAACTCCAGAACAAATTCGTGCACTTCGTGCGTCAGCACCATCTGGTGACTGGCGACCAATCAAGGGCTCTCTAGAACTCGTTGCTGTCTGCCAAGTAAACGTTCCAGGTTTCCCAATTGCTCGCGCTCGCGTTGCATCAGGACAAGTTATGGCTTTAGTTGCAGCAGGTGCAAATGTTCTTGCTCAACTCAAGTATGACCCACTAGAAGAAGTGAAGTCTCGTTTAGATGTATTAGAGGCACCAATTGTTGCTGCCGCTGATGATGCTAAAAGCCGTATGGCAGCGATGACTGCGGCAATCAAAGCAGAGGAACTTTCAACAAAGGTTCGTCAGATGCGTGACGCTGATAGTGCTTATATGCACCAAACTTTTGATGACTCCGATGCAGACTTTGCGGTTATTGACCGCAAGGCTCGTATGAAACTTGCTGAAGAAGGAAAAGCACTTAAGGATGGTTCTTTCCCAATTCGTAATGCTGGAGATTTGAAGAACGCAATTCACGCATATGGCCGTTCAAAGCCAGGAAAGCGTGGAATGGTTCGCCGTCACATTATGAAGATGGCTCGCAAGTTAGATAAGGCTGACCTCATTCCAGCAAACTGGACTGAAGCAGGTCGCACAGCATCTGGCGCAGAAATTGTTGAGGCACAAATTGCTGCTGGCGGTTTAGACCGTAACCGCGGTAATGCTGAAAAACTTCGTCGCTATTGGACACGAGGAGAAGGAGCAGCAAAGATTCGCTGGGGAACACCTGGCGACTGGAAGCGCTGCGTCGGTCACTTGTCAAAGTATCTTGGACCTCGTGCTAAGGGCTATTGCCAACTACGCCACAAGGAAGCACTTGGCTTCTATACATCAACTCACGCAAAGATGCACAAACAACGTAAATCTTTCACTGAAATTGATGAACTTTTAGGCACTTTCATTACTCAGGTTTCTGATGATGATATGGCTAAAGACATCAATGAAATTCTTAGTGAGCCAGATGATTTGTTTGATGGAGAATGGACTCCAGCAGAAGAAATCATCATGCTTTTGGTAGATGGAAATGGTATGGATGAGGCATCATTCAACGAATTTTCCGCATTTGAATTTGCTGAAGTAGACACTGAAGGTCTAACTCCAGAAGAATTGGATGCACTAAAAAAAGCAGGTAAGAGCGAGCAGATGCCAGTAGATTCAATCGCCAAATACGTCCCAGGTAAAACACAACCCCGAGATGCTTCGGGGAAATTTCGGCAAGTGCTCGCTCGGCTGAAAACTGACCTGGGTGTATCTGGCGCACAAGGAGTTATTGAAAAGATTGAAGAAGCAGAGAATCTAGATGATGCTGGAAATTACGCTGGAGCAGCCAAGGCTGCTGGCGATTTGATTAGCATTATTGACCGATTGGACTCAAAAGCGCTAAATCCTGAAAGTTTAGAAAACGTCAGAAACAGCGCTGGAGAGTTAGGCAAGGTTATTGCTAACCTGCCATTTGCTTTTGGAGAAGATGCAGAGAAGATTCGCTTTAGCGATATTCCACCTGCTCTTCGTGATTTGATGGAAACGATGGTAGATAGAGTTGAAGCCAAGATTGGTCAAGAAGATGCCGACATCGCAACAAAGGACCTTAAGTCCTTTATGTCTGGAGGCGACTTTTATAGCCAATCTGAAATCTCTGGCCAGATGGCTAAGTTGCTTCGCTTACTTACCTAAGTAGTAAAAAAATCGTACAACAGCCAAATCACCCTAAAAAACATAATGTATTATTCAATACTAGGTGGAGTGCCTCCAAGCATTTAATGCTTTCTGGAGTCCCTCGGCCTCTAGTGAGATAAGCGAGACAGGAAATGCCTGTCATAACTGGCCCGGAGGAGGGACAGTAGTGGACCGTATTAAAACAATGATGGACCAACTGAGTGAACTTGGTGACGAACAAGTCACTGAACTTCAATCAGCAATCATCAGCGAATTTGAAGCGGTTGAGAATGAAGACCCTACTCCGCAAACAGTTGACGCTATGACGTCGCTTGCCGATATGCTTGATGGAGTTCGTAACGAAATCAAGCGCCGCGAGGCCGCAACAATTGAACTCGCTCAGCGTGCTCAAGAAGCAACAAACCGCGTACACGGACAAGATGGCGACTCAACAATGGAAGCAATGCCAGCCGAAGAAGAACCAAAGGCAGAAGAAACAGAAATGCCAGCGGCTCCTGAAGAGGCACCAGCAGAAACTCCTGCTCCAGCAGATGCTGAAGCACCAGCAGAAGCACCTGCTCCTGTTGCTGAAGAAATTCCAGCAGCAGAAGACGAGGAGAAAAAGAAAGAAGAAGAGGAGAAGTCCATGACTGAAGCGTCAACCGATGCGGAGAAGAGCGCAGAGTTCTCAACCCCAGAAACATCAGTAACAACTGAGACAGTAGAGGCACCAGCCGCTGCTGTAGCAGAAGAAACTGTTGTTGCTTCTACCGAAGTAGCAACAGAGGCACCAGTTGCCGAAACAATTGTTGAAACACCAGCAGTTGAAACTCCAGAAGTAGTTGCTGCATCAGCAGAAGCCACAACTGAAGTTGCTGAAGGTGCAGAAGCATCTATTCAAGAAACAGTAACCGAAGCAAGTGAACCAACAGTGGTTCAAGAAACTATGGAGGCACCCGTGACCGCCGCTGCTGACAACGCAGACAACCTCAACATTGAGGTACCGGCTGACCGCCGTCCAACATCTCGGACTTCTGCCGCACCTGTGGCAATCACAGCGGGCGCAGATATTCCAGGATATACGGCTGGTAGCACACTTAACGATATGAGTACAGTTGCTGAAGCAATGAGCAAGCGTATTCATGCACTTCGCCGTGTAAATGGCGGAGACGGAGAGCAACACATCGTTGCGTCTATCACAACTCAATATCCAGAAGAGCGCACTCTTACTAGTGATGCTGAAGGCAACTGGAAGAAAATCCAGGATGTCACAGGCCCTGAAGCACTTGTTGCTTCTGGTGGTCACTCAGCACCATTTGAAGTTAAGTACGACATTTTCGGTCTTGGAACAACTGCTCGTCCTCTCAAGGATGCGCTACCTAAGTTCCAGGCTGACCGTGGCGGTATTCGCTTCGTAACACCTCCAGTTCTTTCCTCTTATGGAAATGCTGTTGGAATCTGGACAAACGCAACAGATACCAACCCAGGTACTGACACCAAGACTTCTCTTACAGTGTCAGCAGCAAACGAAGAGACAGTTGCTACAGATGCTGTCACACTTCAGTTGCAATTTGGTAACTTGATGACTCGTGCTTACCCAGAACTCATCGCTCGTCACAACGAGTTGGGTCTGATTCAGCACGCTCGTGAAGCAGAAGGACAAATCCTTTCTCGCTTGACAACACTTTCAACAGCAGTCACATCAACATCACTTATTGGTCTTGCTCGTGACTATCTAGTACAACTAGGTCGCGCTGCTGCTAACTACCGTGGACGTCACCGCCTTGAGGCAGATGCTCCACTACGCGTTATTGCCCCATCATGGGTCAAGGATGCGATGGCTGCTGACCTAGCACTACAGATGCCTGGCGACAGCGCACTCAATGCATATGCCGAAATTGAAGGTTACATCGCATCACGCGGTATCAACATCACATGGCACATTGATGACTTCACAGGTTCACAGGGTGCAGGTGCAATGAATGAGTTCACAGACACATTCACCTGGTACATCTTCGCTGAAGGAACATTCTTGTTCCTTGATGGCGGAACTTTGGACCTTGGAATTATCCGCGATTCATCTCTAGTCGGAACTAACGACTACAAGATGTTCGTAGAAACATTTGAAGGTGTTGCTAAGGTCGGCGTTGAGTCACTCAAGGTCGTATCAACCATCTCTGTAAACGGTGTGGCTGCTGCCCTCCGTGACACAACAGGTGGAGCAACCGCTGCGGCTATTGAGTACTAAGAGTAAATAGCACAGTATTTGTTGAGGAGGGGTTCGGAAACGGACCCCTCCGATACAAAACAACATAAATAAAACAAAAGTTAGGAAAGAAAACTAATGGCTTTCACAGGGATATTTGAAGCACCGAAGATTAATCCTTCGGAATTTGGTTTATTTTCCGTTGCAAAACCTGAAACACCTTCAAATGAAGACCAGTGGGTAAGAGGCTTCTCGCAAGAATGGGATACAGGTATCCGTAGTCTTGTAAATTACGATGACACAGATACAACTTCTGACAGTATTGTTTCAAACAATACCCCGATTAGATATACAGAGATTAATCCTTTCTTTATTGAAGCAGAAGATTTACGTTCTACTTTAGGACTTCCTGGTTTTGACTATATTGACAGGGTCAAGCGCCAGTTAGAAGGAGCCACACAGAAGGCTCTAGAAACAGAACTTTGGGATGGAGTAATTAGAAAGGGAGAGTCTCACGCAAATAAGGCACTTTCTTCTTCTACTGCCACTTTAGTAAATGGAACAACCGCTTTATCAGCGACTAGAGCCCTTGCTCTACTAGATTTTTCAATGGCAGCCGGCTCCGCTAGCGGAGAGGGTGGAGTTATCCATATGACAAAAGATATTGCTGGACTTTTATCTTCAAGTTATATGATTTCTCACACCGCAATTGATGGACACCTTCAGACAATCAGTGGAACAAAAATTATTGTTGGCTCTGGTTACACTGGAACAGGTCCTGATGGACAAACAGGCGCTACAGCGTCAGCGACAAACAAATGGATGTACGGCACTGGCACAGTCAAGGTGGTCCTTGGCGATGTTGATGTCGTAACCGATACTTTGGCTCAAGGCTATGATGTATCAGGTAACCAAAATGATATGCGTCTAAAAGCAATCCGCCCTGCTGCGGTATACTTTGACCCAACTATTCATTTTGCAGTGAGAGTAGACTTAACTGTATAGAGTTTTCTATACAATTAGAAAATAAGGAGAAAATGGAATGGCCACTCAGGACTACGCGGCTAGCGTCCAAGGTGTAGCAATCCGAGTCACCAGACTGGATGCTGCTGGAAATTTATTGAATAATCCTGGTGACAGTTACACCACCTCGGCGTTCCTCCGCACTTCATTCACCCCAGAGTATGAAGAGGGCGATGAAATTGTAGAAAAGTCAGCAGACGGAACCGTCTGTGTGTCTTACAAGGCACCTGACACACTAAAAAGAATTACCATGGAACTTGCAATTTGCGAGCCAGATACAGAATTGACCGCACTTCTGTCTGGTGGTTTACTACTTCGCAAGAACTTTGGAACACTTGGAACACCAGACCGCCAGAGCATTGGTTGGTCAGCACCAGCAGTTGGGGATGACCCAGCAGGTAACGGTGTTGCTCTTGAAGTTTGGTCATTCGCAGTAAAGGATGGAAAGCGTGCCGCATCGCTTCCTTACTTCTACTGGGTATTCCCATATGTCAAGTTGCGCCAATCAGGTGACCGTGTAATTGAAAACGGAATGCTTGCAAACACATTTGAAGGTTATGGACTCGGAAACTCACTGTTCAATGTTGGACTAGATGGCCGCTGGGAGTTCCCAGTAGCATCAGACCGTCCATACTCATACGCTCGTTCTTCATGGGCTCCAACAGGTCTCAAGGGCTTCTACACTTGGTTTGATAACTCTTCTAAGGTAGTAAACAACAAGTCTCTTACATCTGAAGTTGCAACACTTACAACTTCAACAGCACACGGCTTCTCACAGGGCCAGACAGTTGTTGTTGCTGGTGTAGATTCAACATTCAACGGAACCTACACAATCTCAAGCGTAACTTCTAACACATTCACATACGCAAAGCCAGGAGCAACAAACGTTGCTTCAGCAGCAGTTTCTCCAACAGGAACCGCAGTGCGTCAACGTGGATACTCAGCAGTTTCAGACTTCACTTCACAAGGTTCTACAACTACATACAACGTTCCTGGAAATGAGAACTACAACCCTGACCAAGCAATTGACATCATCATTGCTTCAAATCAGGACCCAGTAGCGTAATAATTCAATAGGAGGCGGACGACGTGCCAGCCGTGTCGCAAGCACATGGTCGTCGTCCGCTTTTTGTTTTTCTCGGGGAGGCTTAAGTGAGCAATCTATGGACTAACGTAGAAGATTTAGGCACATACGCCAATTCTGACTACGCCTACGATGCTGTAAAAACTGCTTCCTACATGATGTGGGCTATGTCTGGTCGTAAATATAACGGCACAACGACTGTCACAGAGCGTTATGTATCTTCATTTGACCCTTACCTGCGAACTGGAGCATCTGCTCTCACCTACTCTCCAACTCTTATTGACGGAGAAGTAAAGAACATTCGTGTTGGTGGTGCTGGACCTTATGGACCAGATGACTACCTAGGAGATGGAACTTCAGCAAGCACTCGTGTAAGACTTCGTGGCCGTAAGGTAATAAAAGTTCACACTGTAAGAAATATTGATGGAACAATTATTGACCCAACTAAGTATTACTTAGTTGAGCACTCAACTTTGCTCGCTACACCAGGAGCAAACTGGACACCATCAAATGTTGAAATTACTTATTCTTATGGAACAGAGCCACCGATTGCTGGACAGGCTGCTGCTCGCATTCTTGCTATTGAACTTATCAAACTCTATGAGGGAGATGACTCGTGTGCTCTACCTCAGCGTGTGACTTCAGTATCTCGTCAAGGAGTTTCATACACAATCCTTGATAATCAGGATTTTATTGCTGAAGGACGAACAGGACTATACGCAGTAGATTTATTTTTGAAAACAGCAAACCCAGACAACGCTCGTCTTCGTTCTAAGGTGTTTAGCCCAGACGTTCCAAAGGCTCGTCGTATTACTCCTAAGCCTTATCTATTCACAGAGACAGCATTTGACCTCAAAGTGCTTCCTACTGGAGGAAGTGTTGTTATTTATCTTGATGAAGTAAGCGGGGACTTCTTACTCAACGATAATGCTTGGACAGTATCAATGACTGTCTCTGATTACACAAACACAAAAACACAAACTTTGACTGGTGCTGCTGTTCTCAATAGAGCAACACAAAAAATAACACTTACAGTTACTTATGACCAAATTCTTTCAATTATTGGCCCAAGAGAGCCAGGTCAGTTTGACATCTACTGCACAAGACCAAGTCTTGGAAATCCAGCAGTAGATGAAGTCATCAATCTACTTACAGCCAACGTGTCGCTTCAACTTGGAACTAGGGTTGAGCCTATCTACACACTGTAGACTTTGGTAAAAGGAGAGACGAATGAACACTGCACAAAACATCAACAAGGCTTCTGTAGATGCGGGGGCTAAAAATCTTGCTAATCTTCTAAACAACATTCTTACTCAAGTTGTTTCTTCTTACGCTTCTTACAATATGCCACTCCCTATGCGTAAGTATTACACGATGGGCGAACCAGCGCTTGACTGCGAACAAGTTGTTGTCTCCTTTGTTCAAATGTATGTAGGTGCTCCAGGAGACGAAGCCAATGAACCACGTCGCTGTAATGACCCACGAAGTGCGACTATAAATGTTATTGTTACAAGAGCAATTCCAGTTGTTGGTCAAAATGGTCGCCCACCAGCAGCAGAGTCAATTCAATCAGCATCAGAAATTATTGCTTACGATGCCTACATTCTTCTTGATAGCGCAGCGCAACTAGATACTTGGGAACCTACAGGTTTTGGTATGGGAGTTATCGCTACTGTAGAAACTAGAACTGCTGAAGGCGGACTTCAATCAACTGTTCTAACCCTAACTACGGCGGTTCCATAAAATGGCATACGTTGTTATCCGCAAAGCGGAATTAGATTATTTGTTAAATAACCCTTCTGGACCAGTTGGAAGGCATTTAGCAAAGAAAGGTAGCGCAGTTCTTGTGGCTGCAAGGTCACAAGTTGGTGTAAGAACCGGAGCACTCCGTAACTCATTACATATGCGACACCTGCGTGATTCTCGTGGACAATTTGTAAGAATTGGCTCCCCGTTAAACTATGCTTTGGCTCATCACGAAGGCACAAAACCGCACCGTATTACTCCAGATAGGGCTCAGGTTTTGCGTTTTGTGAGAGGTTCTACGGTTGTATTTGCGCACTCTGTTATGCATCCTGGAACTAAACCTAATCGTTATCTCACAGATAACCTTCGGTTAGTCAAGTAAAATATTTACTACAAAAGTAGTAAAAAGACACAAGATAAGGAACGAATATGACAACACGATTCAAAGACTTCGGTGATGGAGGAGTTATCGTCACCGAGCCTCTATTTTTCAAACTCCATGGAGAAGAATTCCACTGCAAGCCAGCAGTTCAAGGAAAAGTTCTTCTTAACATGGTTCAAAAGGCTGGTTCCCAAGACCAGGCGGCAGCAACTGCTGTAATCACCGATTTCTTTAATTCAGTTCTTGTTGAAGAGAGCAAGGTTCGCTTTGACGCTTTGCTTGAGTCAGACAAGATTGTAAGTGTAGAGACTTTAGGTGAAATCACTGCTTGGGTGATTGAGCAGTACACAAACCGCCCGACATCGGGGCCAGAGCACTCGCAGAGTGGGCAATAGAACTCTGGCCCTATGTAAATGGAAAAGCGCTTATGAGTGGCCTACACCTTTCTGAAATGGATGTGAGTGACATGCTTGACGTCCTTCACTTTATTATGGAAGAAGACATGCTCTCTGCTCAAAGTGGCGAACATTTAGAAGCAAAGGAAAAAGTAAGAACTGTTATTTATAAAGAGTTTTACGAGCAAGACTATGTCTTCCTCAGAAACTCTAGTAAGTCATACATTGTTGAAGAACCGCTCAACGATATTGACACAAGTGGAATAACTCCATTTGACCCTAAGAAGGAACCAACAAAACCATATGTTCCGCCAACTCAGGTAAACCCTGATGCAGCACAGCCTTTTGGCAAGAACATAGATGCGCCGCTCGGATAATTAGGAGGTGATGGCACATGGCAGCAAATATTGTAGGTGACGCGTATGTAGTTGTTCGTGCCATCACAGCGGGCGTAGAACGCGACATTAAAAAAGCATTTGATGGCGTAGATAAACAAGGACAAAGCGCTGGAGAACGAGTAGGAAACTCTTTCAACAGAGGATTCAATCGCACCGGTGATGGTCGCAGAGAGTTATTTACTGCTGCCTTTATGAAGTCTGCTGATGCAGCACGTCAACGCTTGAGCAGTATGATTCGTATTGGTTATGCTTTAGGACCAGCAATCACTGCTGTTGCTGGAGCAATCGGTAACCTCATAACAACACTTACAAGCCTAGTCGGTGTAATTGGTGGTGCAGCAGTTCCAGCCTTAGCGGTGCTTGCTGGAGCATTCACTGCTGTAGGTATTGCTGCAATTACAGCAAAACTTGCTTTTGCAGGTGTTGGTAAAGCAATTCAGGCTGGTCTTAAGGCGCAGAAAGCATCTACAGCAAACGATAAAGCAAAAGCAGCAGCGCTCAAGCGTTGGAAAGATGCTGAAGAAAACCTTGCAGACACCATTGAAGATGGTGCTCTTGCCGTTGAAAGAGCAAAAAGAGCAGCAACAGATGCTACAGAAAATTACACAGACGCTCTTGAGCGAGCCAAAGAAGAAATTAAAGAACTTGCTTTTGAATCTGAAGATGCTGCTATCAATGAACAAAAGGCTGCTCTTGAGTTAGAAAAAGCAAGAGAGTCTTTGGCTCGTGTTTCTGACCTTCCACCAAACTCTCGTGCTCGTAAAGAAGCAGAACTTGCATTTGCACAGGCTGACCTCAACTATCGCCGTGCTATTGACAATAACAACAAACTTAAGAAACAAGAGACTGATAACGCCAAACTAGGGGCAACTGTTGCTGAACAAGCAGCCGGACAAAAAGATGTTCTTCGTGCAAAGCGTGACGAGTTAGATGCTCAAGATGAACTTGAGAGAACTATTCTTGACACTGAAAAGGCAACACGCAAAGCGACTGAAGCCCGCGATGAAGCCAAAAAAGATTATGAAGATTTTGACAAAAATACCGCCGCTGCGGATGCCTACACAGATGCCCTTGAAGGGTTGTCAAAGGAGGCTAGAGAATTTGTCAATTACATGGTTAAGGACTTTATTCCTTCCCTAAAGGAACTAAAAGCAGCAGCAGGTGAACTACTCTTCCCTCAACTGATTACAGCACTTGAAACACTACAAAATAAATTATTCCCTAGACTAATACCTCTCCTAAAAGAAACAGGAGATACTTTAGGAAAGATGGCAATAGAGTTTGCCAACACTATTACTAAAGGCGAAAACCTTGACAGACTTGAAAGAATTTGGAAGTCAAGCAATACAGTTCTTCTCAGTCTAGGAGATGCTTTATCTAACGTATATGAGATATTCCTCATCTTACTTGATGCTGCTAGACCTCTTACAGAAGAGTTTGCCGCCTTTGTTGCTGCTAAAACCGCTGC